TGGTACTTATGATGCTGGATTCGATTTTGTTATACCATGTACAAAATCAACAGTTATGTTTATAGGAAGTGGATATGTAAATAGACCATTTCCGACTCCAGCTAGATCCGTCGCATTTTGGGATTATTGGATTGGTAGGTCGCTTCCATGGAGTGTTCACATTCAACCAGGGTTTTATATAGGACAGACTCTTAATATAGTAAGTATGGGATGGCAATCACCTATAGTCATTTCTAACAATCCTAGATTGGGTAGAAGAACTGGAGCTGGACCATTTATTAAATTAGATGATCCATATTCAGATTATCATTGCCTAGCTTTAGAATCCAATATTCCTATTTCTGGTTCACTTGGAGGTCAAGCTATAGGATCAATTGCTCTTTATGGATGGACTTTACAAGATGCTCCATATCCATTTCCTTACGGAGCTACTGCTGGAACTAATTCAGCTGCTACTATAGCAGGATATCAAGCTTCTATAACTAGGTCTAATTGGACTCCTAGAGGTCAATTCACTATTAGAGATTATAGATCTATAACTCTTCAATGGTTGCCTTTTGTCAATCCGATACAAGACGCTAATGGAACTACCGGTCCTGTAGTATATAGATGGGTAGAAATTTCTAGAACTATAAATAATTATAGATTTTTTGAACAAAATAGTGTAGAACCAATTGAACGTGATTTTGGTGGTGGATCTGGTGGATCTGGAGGAGGTGGAGAAGCTCCGATTGGTGAAAGATAAAACATAGTAAAAAATAAAAACTTTTATGAAAAATACAATTGAATGGATATCCGATTCTAAGAATCAACGAAATCTGCTTGTAATAGCAGTTCTTGTTTTGATTTTTTGTCTTAGGAGTTGCGGACCTTCTAAAGGAGAAATTAATTCTCTAGAACAAAACGTTTTTGCTCTTAATGATTCTCTTAGAACGTACCAAACCAAAAATGGACAGCTTATATATGAAAAGGGATCTTTGATAACTTCAAAAAATGATCTCGAGAAATACAATAAAGCTTTATATGATGAGATAAAATACCTCAAAGACAATCCTATTGTAGTTATTAAACCGGAGATTCGTATAGTCGAAGTACCTAAATACATACCAATTTATGTAAAAGATCCAATTAAAAATTCGGATGGATCAATAACTCGATCTTTAGAATGGTCATATGATACTACATATTCAGTCGGAAATTCTAGAAAAATACACGGAGACTTTAAGGCAACTGTTGATTCTATGTTGAACCTTACTACTACTCCTATGCATATAAGTAGAGACGAATTTGCAATGTCATTGACAACTGGATTGACTGAAAATAAAGATGGACTTTTAGAGATATTCGTAACTAGTAAATATCCTGGTTTCTCAGTAACGGATTTGAATGGTTCTCTTATAGATCCTGCAAAATCAGATGTTCTAAAAAAATACTTTCCGCCAAAAAGATGGGCATTAGGTGTTTATGGAGGTTATGGAGTTTACTTCGATCCAGCAAAAATAAGAGTAGGTACCGGTATACAATTAGGAATAGGTATTCAATATAACATCTTTCAATGGAATTTCAAAAAGTAATATAAATGGCAACATCATCTAAATACATACAACTTTCATCATCAGTTTTGATGGAATATATTTATTCTGACCAGAATCAGATTAATGTTCCTGGGAATGAGTTTAGAATTCCTACATCGACTGCTCCTCTATGGAAGACAAAAAATCTTCATAGTAAAGAAGACCAGATATTGAATTCAGATTCATCTGAAGTGGTACAAGATGGATTGCCAATAGGAACTGGTAATGTTAGAAATAGATCTTTTGCACCAGTAGAACCCTACAAAGTTGCACTTTTAGATATCGACAAACTCGTATTCTATAATGATTATGATTCAGATTTAACTCCAACTCCTCAATTACCAATAGTCTTTACAGGTCCTCAATCTCCAGTTTATGATACTATTCGTTTACACCTGGTTCAAGGATTTAATTTTGAAGATAATGAAGCTTTGATTTTAACGATTAAAGCTAGAAAGAAAGACGGTTCAAATTTTGTACTTTGTAATTTAGTTTACAATCGAGAAGATACATGGGAAACTATGAACCCAAATCCATTCTTTTTTGGTGGACGAGTTTATAACTCATACTTAGAAGTTAGAGTTCTTTCGCTATACAATCTAATTTATGATTATTGGTTAGGCGTTCTAACCGGAGATACGGTTGCCGAAAGAATAACAGATTTTAACGGAATTCTAAGAAATCAACAAATACAAACTTTCTTTTCTTGGATTGATAAAAAGGAAACTGTAGATCAACAAACTTATTTGTTCCTAAACGGAACCAAATCGGTTGATTTGCCAGTTAGAGATCAATTCGAAACTATTTCCGCTTATATTTCAGAAGCTTCTAACGGAGATTATGTTGAATTTTATGCAACATATGGAGGAAAGATTATTGAAAACTACATATTAGATTTGAATAGCAGTGGATACGATTTTATACTTTTACATGATTTAGTAGTTTCTGAATATGTTTACGATCCTAGCACCGCAACTTATAATTGGATAAAAACTGACGATCTTCAAATATCGCAGACTAATGAATATGATAAACCAAATCTGTATAGACCTATAATAAAGAACAATAATGCAGTTTCATATAAAATAGATTATGTAGTTAGGATGTATAATCGAAATGATAATACTCAAGTTTGGAAAACTGCATCTATGATTTCTACTTCTGCTGCTAAATATGGAAGAAAGTTAAAAGCTATAAATTTAGGAAGTAATCCTGTACAGACTAAAATATACAATCAAAATGTCGTTAAAGATATTTCGATTAATAGAATAACTGAACCGGTAGTAAACAACATTAGGTATATCACTTCATTAACTGATAGCGCAAATATATCGATATCTGCTGAATCGATTAATGAGGTTGCCGGAGCAACTTCAGGAACTTTAGTTACTACTCCAACGAATTTACAAAATACAGGAAATCAAAATGCTCAAATTTTCGATAATGGTTTAGCAAAATTACTTATTCCAAATTCTACTTCTTATTTGAAATTGACTATGTATCAAAAAATAAATGGTCAAAACAAAAGAATGAATCTATCCGGATTAGGTAATCTCTACATATCGTTTACATCAAATGATGAGGAGGATATTGACTTTATAGAATGGCCAAACCCTTACAATTCAAAGGTAAGTGGTGAAATCGTATTTAGATTATCTGCACCAGAAGCAAAAAGAATTTTGAAATTAACAAATAGAGAATTCAGAGTATTTTTAGAAAACGAATCTAAAGATAGAACTTTCCTATATGCCGGAACTTTCTATGATGTTAAAGGATATCAAGAGGCTAAAGCTAAGGATAAAATAACTTCACTAGAAGAACAAGTTAAAAATCTATCTACTCAAATTTCGACTCTTACCACGTTAACAACAACACAGCAAAAAGCTATATCAACGTTGACTATAGATAACAATAAATTTGCACAGACTGTTCAAAATTTAACTACTATAAATTCAACAACTACATCCAAAAATTCAAAATCGGATCTACAAAAACAAGAGATTATCAATTCTCAAAACGAAATGATTCAGAATTTGAAAACTCAGATTGAACAATTAAATGAAGCAGTGAAACAATTAACTACTTCATTAAATACATCGATGAATGCGTTGGCTCAATCGAATGGATTCCCATCGCCTACCAAGAACCAATTTAAACCGGTAATTCCAACAAAAGCTCCTATGCAATTGAAGAAAGAAATTGATTCTAAATTAGCAAACATTAAAACAACTAGAGCTAGTAATCAAAATCCTGAAGCTTAAATATGATTTTACAAAATAGAAATGATCTTTTTAAGATCGAATTACCAAGGATTTTTGTTCCTAAAGACGTAAAAGAAAGATATCAGCCATACCTTTTTAGAATGCCTACGCCTATCACTGACGTGATGGATGTTATTAATTACTCAATACAATCAATAACAATTCCTAATTTTAACTTTTCACCGATTGAACAAGTTAAACCAGGAAATCAAGCTCAAGCAAAAGGTACCACGAGAAAATGGAGAAATTCAATGTCTCAGGAGATGCTTATTGATAGAAACTTTACAATAACATTTCAATTACTAGACGGTAATGTTAATTATTGGATAATGTTAGAAACCTTCTTTCATTGGTATGGGTTTGAAACCACAGAACCATTTACATTAGATATACCTCTTCATATTTTTGATGCCGAAGGTATGAGAATGTATACTGTTCAATTTCATGATTGTTTGTTTACCGGATTGAATCAATTCACACTTTCATATTCGGAAATTACTCCTGAATTTAGAACATTTGAATGTACTTTTTCCTTTAATGAAATGAAAATCGACTTTTCTTTGCAATAAGGATAAATATAAAAATTAATGACAAAATGAGAACCTTCAAAGAATATCTTATAGAGACAGGAACTTTTTCTGAAATAGAACTTCAAATGTTAAATGAAAATTTGAAATCCGAGCTGACACCTGAAGAAGAAGCCAAAGTTGATGAAGCAGTTAAAAAATTCTGTGAAGAATATCTTGAGAAAAACAAAGGAATGAAAGAATTTAATGAGGAACTAACAAATGAAGGATTTTTAGGATCGGTAATTGGTGGTTTAACTGGTTATGCATTAGGTTCATCTATTGGTAAAGTTATTGCAAATGTACTCGGTATCCAAAAAGGCGTTGTCTATGATTTACTAACTAGTAAACTAGTTGGAGCTGCATTAGGTGCTGCCCTTGGAAAACGAATGATATAAATTATATGATAACAGTTGGTATAGATTTTTCTATAAATTCGACCGCAATGGCCATAAAGATGGGTTCTAAAACTCATCTTTTTTCGTATGTGCCAAATTACACTAAAGGTAAAGCCGCATTCAAAACTCATGACTACTTTGATTCTAATATACTTGTTCAAGGCTATACTAAAGCATCTACCTCTAAAGACTCAATCGAAGATCAATCAAATAAGTTACTTAATGCGGACTATCTCTCCGATGTCATTATGGATACTTTTACGTATTTAGGAATAACTCAAGTTGATGAAATCCGAATAGAAGGATTTTCTTACATGTCTAAGGGAAACAGCTTTATAGATTTAATAACCTATAACACCTACCTCAAAGTAAAGCTAATTCAAAAATTTGGTCATTGTATCAAAGTGGTTCCTCCAAAGACTCTTAAAAAAGCCTACACAGGAAATGGTAACGCTACCAAATGTGATATGATGAGAAAATATATCGAAGATAACAATAATAAGATAACGGAAAAAATAAAAGAGCTGGGATTTATAAAGGAAGTAGAATTCAATATACCTAAACCGTTAGATGATATTATAGATGCAATTGCATTAACTTCAATATGGGATGAGAATTAAGCAGTAACTGGAGAATTAAGCAGTAACTACCTGAAAAACTATATTATTTCAACTGTTTCAACCAGTAATGGTTATATGATTATTTGATCAGGTCAGTTTCAAGATAAATAACTTATGAAAACTTTTATAGAATTTATTAACGAATCAAAAAACGAGGAAACTCAAGCTCCTATTAGATCCGAAAGGCTCCTTACACAAGAACAAAAGATGTGTAATGAATTATATGAGGGAAAGAGAGGATATCCTGCCGTAATGTTTACGGATGTGGTTGGATCTTCACAAATGTGGTCAGATGATACTCTATCAATGAAGAAGCGAATCGATTCACACTTTGAGCTAATAAATGATATAGCTAAGAATTATAATGGATTCGTGGTTAAGTCTATTGGAGATGCATTTATGATCTATTTTAAAGAATCTGATGATACTTTAGATCGAGCTATAAAATGTGGAATTGATATACTCAAATCAGAATCTCTTCCTTTACGTGTTGGAATCTGTGAAGGTCATATGCAAGAAAAAACTTATGTCCTACAAAATGCCAGACTTAAAGATTTTTTTGGTAACGTAGTTAATGTAGCTTCTAGAATGGAATCTAAAGTTGCTGATCCTGAAGGAATTGCTTTCTCTTCAGTAGATAAAGTTCCTCAATACATATTAGATAAATACGAACCTCAAGTTCTAGGACCTAAACAAATACCAGATCTTAAAGGAGCTAGTATAGAAACGGTGTTCAAAATAAAACCATAAAATGTTCTTAAAATATAAAGAGTTTCTTAACGAGAAACAAAAACATCACCCAGGAGATCCTCCAGAAATCGGTCTTTATTCTAAAGGAGGTAAAGAAGCCCTTAAAGGAACTGGATATTCAGATAAAGAAAAAGCAGAATCTACGTGTAAGCAACTTGATGGTTTAAAAAAGAAAGGTGAACATAAATGGGCTATGTCAATAGCTACTACTATGGAATCTCGAGCTAAAAAGCATCAACATCAAACCGATGGTATGAGAGATGCTATTAAAGTATTCCGTGAATGGATTGACAAGAATAGAACAACTGAATCTGTCGATGAGGCTGAAAGTAAAACTTTATTTCATCCAGGAGAAGGGGATAAAGTTGAAGGTACTGGATACGCTGATGCGGAAGCGGCTAATAAAACAATAGCTATTATCAATAAATTAAAGAAGGAAGATCATAATCATGCAATGGCTATAGCTACTACTATGGAAAATAGAGCTAAAACTCATAAATTTAGCACTCCTGATATGAAAGAGGCTGCTAAGATATTTAGAGAATGGATAGATAAAAACAAAAAAAGCTAATGGCTCTGAATCCAAACTTAATTAACTTTGAGACTTATAGAGATAATTACGATGATCTTCTAGAAAATAAGGAAGATTATTTTATTTTTGTTAGAGCACTAACCGAAAGAAACTATGATTTGTTTAAGACTAGAATCAATCCAAAGAATCTCAAAAGATCTTGGAAGGCCAATCATTTAGATCATATATACTCGATATCTCAAGGATTTAAAGATGGCATAAATCCATTTTGGATTGCTCATCCATGTAACCTTCAGATGCTAAAAGCTAAGGAAAACAAAAAGAAGAACGCCAAATGTGGACATACTCAAGAGGAGCTTTTTGAGAAAATAAAAGAACTTGGAGAAATATGAGTAATTTCCTAAAATACGAAGAGTTCATAAATAAAAAAGAACCTCTGATTGAATCAGAAGATCTTTCGTTTTTGAATTACGAAGAATTTCTATTAGAAAAGAAATGGAATAAGGATGTTGAATCTAGTCATTTGAAAAATCTTAAATATGATTCAGATACCAGAGTTCTAGAAATTGAATTCAATAATGGTTCAGTTTATCAATACCAAGAAGTTCCTAAAGGAGTTTTTAGAGACCTATCGATGGAGCATAATATACTTCAGAAAATAGGTAAAGGGATCGCAAAAGGGGCTAGAAAGCTATTTGGTAGAGACGCGGTAGACGAAGGTACTTTCGGTACTAGATTTTGGGACCTTATCCGAAGAGGTGGTTACGAATATAAAAAAGTAAGATGAGAAACCTAATAGATTACGATCAATTCCTATTTGAGGAACGTAGAAAGATGATATTTAGAAATAGAGGTAATGCTGAAATTACATCAGCTGATTCCGATATTATTGATGCAATTACCGAATGGATAGATCAAAAAACGCCTCCTCATAAAGCTGACAAAATTGGAGATTTTTTGAACCAAAATCGCGATAGAATAAAAGGTTTGATGAAAACTAAACCAGAAATTTATGCTCCTCCATTTGGAGATGTTTGCTATAGAGGACTTGAAAAAGTTTCTAATATGGAACAAGTTATAGACCTTGTAAGTAAAGGACGCTTCAAACAAGTTAAAGCTCCTGGATATGAAGGTATGATATCAGCTATAAAAATAGAAAATTACGATTATTCACCAAGAAGACTTGCTCAATCTTGGTCAATAGATCCTGATGTTCCGTGGAGATTTTCGAATTCAGGTATAATTTTAGAAGCCGAAATTGACGGAGACTTTATAATGAATCCTTCATATACATCCAATATAAATAAGACAATTAATCGGTCTGGACCTAGCGAAGGCTTAACCGAAGAAGAGGTTATTCACTTAGGTAAGAAATATAAAAAAGTTACTCTTTATATTGATATCGGTAGCGTAGAAGACGATAGTCCTTTATTTCCTTTTGTGAAAGATCTTTAATGAATACAATTTCAAATAGTATCATAAAATACTTATGAGTAATCAACCTTCTATTCCCAGCTACTTTTCATTGGAATCTCAAAGGCGAGAAATTCAAAATCTATTTAATTCTGAAGATAGTATAAAGTATATCGGTCACGAATTGATGGTTCCTAACAAAAATGATTACCGAGTCATTCCCTGCACGTCCGATAGATGGACTCTTTTCAATAACGATGGAGATACTAATTTAATCTCAAATGTGTGTCTGCACCGTCAATCTAAGTTACTTAATGGTAGTGGAAATAAGAAAATTATCGGATGTAAAGTACATTGTTGGTCTTATGAAAACACCGGCAAAGTTAAGTCTACTCCTTTCTTTAAAGATCCAAAGGTAACCGAATTAAAAAGCAAAAAATTAAGCAATTGGAATGGATTGCTTTTTGATGGGCGTACTCCAGATCTAGATCTTAAAGCTGCTGGAGTTGACCAATATATCAATTTTGACGGATTCTTCTTTCATTCCTCAACTACAACCGAATATAACTTCAATTGGAAAACATTTTCTGAAATCTATTTAGAGAACTATCATGTTTTTGGTATGCATCCAGGTCTTAAAGATTTTGTCAATCCGACTGATCTAGAATGGGTTGTTGATAAAGATTATTCTCTTCAAAAGGTTGGTATAAATTCTGCACTTAGAATGAGAAGTGGAACTCCTAAATATGCTGAATGGCATAAAGCAATTTCTGAAGCATATCCAAGCGAACTTCCTAGATATGGAGCTATTTGGATATACATTTATCCAAACATTATGATTGAATGGTATCCGAATGTTTTAGTCGTTTCAACCATACATCCTATAGAACCTCAAAAATGTGTTAATCATGTAGAGTTTTACTATCCAAAAGCCATGTACGAGGCAAATCCTGATTATTTTAGAATTGAACAAGAAGTATATGAAGAAACTGCAATAGAAGATGAAGAAGCCTGTTTACTTTTAGATGCTGGAAGAAAATCTCTTTTTGCTGAAGGTGGATATGAATATGGTCCAGTTGAGCCATTCCTAGAAATGGGAGTAAATGAATTTTATGAGTATCTGAAAAAATCACAAATGGACTCAGATACATATAATAACTAATAACCTAAAAATTATTAGCCAAGTAAGTAACGTGAATTTAAGTTAAGAGAAGTTAACGAACTATTTGTTAGTCCGGAATCTCAAAAAGTAAGTGAATCTGATATTAAAGTAAATTCATATATTAATAACAACGTAAATTAAAAGTAAGTAAAAATGGAAAACAATTTCGACATTTTCAATTTGAGTTTAGACAACTTCAAATCTGAAGAAAAACCAACAAGAGGATCAGATGTTTACAAAACAGATCCTAAACTTTCAAAAGATTCGGTTTACCGATCAATCGTTAGATTCGTTCCGAATCTCAACAATCCCAAAAAATCAATCATTCGTAAATTTTCTTATTGGCTGGAAGATGCTTCTGGTGCTGGATTCTACGCTGATTGTCCGTCTTCTAATCCTGGAGACAAATCAATTATCCAAGATACATTCTGGAAATTATTCAAATCTGAATCAGCTTTCGAAAAGAAACAAGCTGAACGTATGAAACGTAAAGAGTATTACTACTCTTATGTGTTGATCGTTAAAGATCCACAACGTCCAGAAATGGAAAACACCGTTCAAATTCTTCGTTTTCCAAAAGCGGTTAAGAAAATGATTGATGCACAAATTCAACCAAGTGCAGAAGATATCGAAATGGGTGTAGACCCAACAAATATCTTTGACTTCTTCAATGGTAAAGACTTCTCATTAAAGGTAACTCTTAAAGGTGGTTATTGGAATTACGACGAATGTAAATTCGCTGCTTCCTCTACTCCGGTAACGTTAAGTGGTGCTAAAATGGATAATAACGAAGAAGGAAGAAAAATGATTATGGGTATTTACGAAAATGTAAATGCACTAGAAGATCACGAATTCAAACCTTGGTCTCCAGAAATTCAATCTAAAGTTTATGCATACTTGCAAGAACTTACTGGTAATCCAGGATCTGCTTATGCTGCAGTAACTGCTCCTAAAGCAGATATTCCTTCAACTCCTTTAGCAGGAACTACAGTTAATCATGTAGCTACTGAAACTCCATCTATCGAATCTGCATCATCTGATGCTGCAAAAGGTACTGATGGTGAAATCGAAGATTGGTTGAAAGAATTCGACATTAAATAATCAAAAAACATACAGAGCACTCCCTAAAAGAGTGCTCTTTTTTAAGCATAAATTTACACTAAAAGTATATGAAAGGCATAGTACTAGCAGGTGGAAGAGGAACTAGACTCCACCCCATCACAATACCACAAGTTAAACAATTACTTCCGGTCTATGATAAACCCATGATTTATTATCCAATATCGATATTGATGTTGGCAGGTATTAGGGACATCATGATTATCACAAATCCCGAGGATGTTGAATCTATGAGAAGATTACTCGGTGATGGTTCCGACTTAGGTTGCCGTTTCGAATTTGATGTTCAGGCTGAACCTAAAGGAATTGCAGATGCATTTATTATTGCAGAAGATTTTATTGGATCAGATCCAGTATGCCTTATTTTAGGAGATAACATTTTTTATGCTTCCGGTCTCGGAGGACTTCTTAGATCTCGAGTTCTTGAATGGAAAGGACATCGAGGAATAGCTCCAGCTCAAGGTGCATGTGTATTTGCATATCATGTATCTGATCCTGAAAGATATGGAGTTGTTGAATTTAATTCAAACAATAGAGTTTTATCTATTGAAGAAAAACCTAAAAACCCAAAATCTAACTATGCAATTCCAGGTCTATACTTCTACGATAATAAAGTAGTTGAATATGCTAAAAATCTTAAGCCATCTGATAGAGGTGAACTTGAAATTACTGATATCAATAAGATTTATTTGGATAAACAACGATTACATGTTACTAAATTCCAAAGAGGAACTGCATGGTTAGATACCGGGACTTTTGATTCATTAATGCAAGCTGGTCAATTCATACAAACAATTGAAGAACGACAAGGACTTAAAGTTGGTTGTATTGAAGAAATTGCTTATAAAAACGGATGGATCGATGTTGAACAAATTACTAATTTAGCCGAAAAATACTCAAAAAGCGGATATGGAGAATATCTGAAAACTTTAGCAATTAACGAACCAATAACTTTTTAATTATGTCAAGTACAATATCGTTACCACAACCGAAAGAGCGAAATTTATTTTTAGCTCAACAAGTAGATCAATCTTCTATTAATTCTCTTTCAAAAGATATTATTGCTATTGAAGAGGATGACGAATACCTACAGAAGATATACGATGTTCATGGAATTAATTATGTACCAAAACCCATCAAAATCTATATTGATTCATATGGAGGTGCAGTTTATCAATGTTTAGGTCTTTTAGGAATTATAAAAGCATGTAAAACTCCAATACATACAATTGTTACTGGATGTGCAATGTCTTGTGGATTTTTAATTTCGATAACTGGACATAAACGTTTTGGTTATCCAAAATCCACTTATTTGTATCATCAAGTATCTTCTGTTACATGGGGAAAAGCAAAAGATATTGAAGAAGATTTTGCTGAAACTATGAGACTTCAATCAATAATCGAAGAACACACAATTGAACATACTAAAATTCCAAAAAAGAAATTAGAAAGGATATTCAAATCCAAGAAAGATTGGTTTATGAATACTGAAGAAGCTTTGAAATTACATGTTATTGATGAAGTCATAAAATAAATATGGAAATTACAGAATCACAAAAAAATCAAATCATCCACCGAGTAGAGCTAGTTCTACGAGATACTTTTAACGGACCAAAATCCGAAATTAAATTACATAGAGATCGATTAAATTTTGCATGTCCTTATTGCGGTGATTCAACAAATGTCCATAAGAAAAGAGCTAACATCTATTGGAAAAATCTCATCTATCATTGTTTTAATGATGGATGTGCTAAACATACAAACCTTGTAAGCTTTCTAAAAGATCATAACAGATCAGTAACTAATACCGATGATATTACTTTCTATCTTGATTATATTCGAACTAATCAAGTTGTTGTAGCTACTAAGGAGTATTTAGAAATAAATGTATTCCAATCGTTAAAAGATTATTCAATTCCTTTAGATGTTGTTAAAAGTAAATTAGGACTTGTAAGTGCAAATGAGAATATGAGAATTGAAAAATATCTTAAAGCTCGTTTTATGCATAATCGATTAGATCACTTCATGTATTCACAAAAAGCTGATCAATTGTATATCTTCAATTTATCACCAGATAAAAAAAGCACGGTTGGTTGGCAAATTCGTAATTTTGCTTCAGGAAGAACTAAATATGTTTCATTTAATGTTGAGAAAATTAATCATCTAATTCTAGATAAAAAGATTGAATTAAGTGAAGAAGAAATCATAAAAATGAATACATTAAGTCTTTATTTCGGAATCTTTTATACTGACTTCTCAAAACCAGTAACTATATTTGAAGGTCCTATTGATTCATTTTTAGTATCAAATTCTATTGCAATTACTGGATCTGATAAACCAACTGATATGTTCGATGATATATCAACAATCCGTTATTTGTTTGATAATGATAATGCAGGTCGTCGAATTATGGAATGGAAATTAAAGAAACGTAAAAAAGTATTTATGTGGAACAAACTAATGCGAGATTATAAGATTCAACCTCGATTAGCAAATATGAAGCAAGTAAAAGATCTTAGCGAATTAATAGAATACTGCTGGAAAACAAAAAATGATGCAATCAAAAACCTCGATAAATACTACACCGACAATCCACTGGATATCCGAAGTGTATAAAAAAATGGAAGACGAAAAAGACAAATTTGATTCCAGGATAGAAGAACCCAAGAATCTTAAATTGATCGTGGATTTTGAATCCACCGATCTAAATTTGCCTGAGAAACATATGGAGATTCCTGTCATAAAATATAAAACTAAAAAGATCTACAAAATAGAAGAAGTAGATCTTAAGAGAAAATCCAAATCTAAAAACGATCTATTCTAATGACCGAAGACGAAATAAAAGTTAACGAAATAGAAGATGCTCTTGATAAAGAGCGTAAAGAGTATTCGGATAAAATTGCTGAGGTAATTAAAATGATTGGTAAGATCGATCAAATATCCGAAGCTCAGGTACTTATGCTTTCTTTTAGACACATGATGGTTGATAAGATCATCAAATATCGAGCAGCGGTTTATAAGAAAAAAGCCAATGACCAAAATTACCGAAAACTTCGCTTTGAGTATTACAAAACTCAACATGATGTTAGACTAGATTATCGAGAAATTAATCAATTTATAGATTCAGATATGTCACTGAGAACTAGACAAACAGAACTTCTCGAAAATCACATAAATTACTTCGTACAATGTACTGATACTCTTGATAAGCTAGGTTTTGCTGTTAAGAATAAAATACAGGTGGAAGAATTCAACCAAAGAAATTTTTAAGATGAAATGGACCTTAACACATAATGATAGAATTCTTACATTGACGGAAGCTACCGAAATGGAGCTAGATCAATTAAATTTATCATTCAAGAAACAAACAGCTAATGCAAAATGGGATCCTCGTGTAAAGAAAGGATGGTGGGATGGATATATCTCATACTTCAAATCAGATAGGTATTTGCCATCTGGTTTATGGAGTGATGTTGTAGATTTGTGTAAAGCCTATAATTTTGAACTTAAAATTGAAGGAATTGAAAACAAATTTGATAGATCTATTGACTTAGAAGAACTTCAAAAATGGGTAGACGAAAAATGGGCTGATGCTAAAATGAAACCTAGAGATTATCAAGTCAATACAGTTTATAACATCATCAAATATCAAAATTGTTTAGCTGAATTAGCCACATCGGCAGGTAAGACCCTGATAACTTACATGTCCATTGCTTATTTGTTAGAAACTCAAAAAGCAAGAAAGGTATTAATGATTGTTCCTACGGTAGACCTTGTAGTTCAAGGATCGGAAGATTTTTATCAATACAACGAAGAGTCTTGTAATTTGCGTTTAGATATTCAACAAATCTTTGCAGGTTCTGTAATTAGAGAAAAATCAAACGTAGTTATAGGTACATATCAATCATTAGTTAAGAAATCTAAAGAGTATTTCGATCAATTTGATACTGTTATTGTTGATGAAACTCATAAAGCAAAATCAGCTTCTATTAAAACTATTCTAGAAAAATGTGAAAACGCCACAAGAAAATTTGGTTTATCAGGGACTATTCCAAAACCAGGAACTCTAGATAGATTGACTCTTATGGCATATACAGGTCCAGTAATTACATCAATTAGAGCTGATTATTTGATGGAACAAGGACATATTACTCCATGTGAAGTTTATGTTATTGAAATGGACTATGCCAGAAAGGAAGTTAAAGATGGATTCAAAGATCTGTTCCAACGAACCGAAGAAGACCGAAAACGTCTACTTAATTTAGAACAGCAATATGCAATTCAATCGGATATGAGATTAGAATTCATTACTGATATGATTCTTAAGAATCAAAAGAATGCTCTTGTTCTTTTCTACAGAATCGAATATGGTAATAAACTTTATGAAAAACTTCGTCAAAAAACCGATAGAAAGATATTCTATATTGATGGTGGAACCGATAAAGACCTAAGAGAACATCAAAAAGATCACTTGGAAGAAGGAGAAGGAAAAATTATGATTGCATCTTTTGGTACCTTCTCGACAGGTATTAACGTAAAAAATATACATACCATCTACCTAACAGAATCCTTCAAATCAGAAGTTATCATTCGTCAATCAATAGGGCGTGGTCTTCGTCTTCATAAAGACAAAAAGAAATTGATTATTATTGACTTTGTTGATGATTATAGAGCTGGAAAATTCAAAAATTATTTGTACAAGCATTCAGAAGCTCGCCAAGAAATCTATCGAGAACAGAATTTCCCTTTCTCCGTTAGACAGGCCGATCTAAACAAGATATATAGTAAAAAAGAATGATCTGATGTCGTTAATGAAATTTCGTGCTTTTAATAAGATCCGCAAGGAGGTTAAAGAGCAAAAATTCAGAGAGGCTAACGCCACTAAATTCAAGAAAGCTTTCCTAGAAAACCTTTCTAAATATGGAGCAAAAGATGCTTCTGAATTAGATGAAGAGCAACTAGCCGAATTCCTAGAAACCATGAAAAATTACAAAAATAATCTAAATAGCAATGAAACTTTATAACTTTGAAGAGTTCCTTAATGAAATGAAATTTAATGAAGAACATGAAATGCTCCTAACCGAAGCATTCAATTCAAGCATCATACAAAATATGACTGCAAATAAAAAAGGTGGCCTCGGAAAAACATTTTACGATGCGCTATCTAAAATGGGAATTGCTGCATCAACCCTAACAAATGCAGATCTAACACCGGTTACGCCTCAAGATGCAGAAAAATTAACAAAACAAGATCCTAATCTAATTTTAATTTACTATTCGTCAAAGGAAAAGAAAAATCCATATACTAACGATTCTTGGTATAGCAAAGTTGATGGTGATTGTGTTCTTGCAGTTGTTAAAGGTAAGTTATATATGGCTCTTAAATACGACAGATATGCAAGTAAAGGAGGAAAGGCTGAATATAATTTGGTTCCTGCTATCGATAAAAACGCAGGACAAGCTCTCGGAGGTGTAGAAAAAACCGGTGGTAAATACGGATCTGGTTTAACTTCCCTTAAGAGAATGGCTGATGTTACTGATGTTGTTTATGTTATCAATCCATCTGAACTTGAAGTTGATAGTAAAAAAATGAGAACCGAAAGAGCTGAGGCTAAAAAAGGTGCTGCTGCTTTTAAAGATGACAAGCAATTCAAAGCAGAAAACATGTCTAGATACGAAGCTATTTTAAGAGAAAGAGCTTCAAATGATGATATCGATTCTATTGTTAGAGATTCAATTGATAAAATAACCGATCAAATTAAAGCAGCGTTAACTTCCGGTAAAAAAGGATCCTATGGAGATATTTTAGTTGGTGAAGATCCTAAAGGAAGAGAAGTTAGAATGTCGGATGCTACTCGTTTGATGGAAAAAATGCTAGATAACTATGCACGTTATACTCAATATATAGATACCGCACAAAAATCAGAAGAGCGTCATGGTTTAGAAGATAGCTACTACAAAAGAGAAGCTGCTTCTAAAGCAAAAGACATTAAAGATGCAGCTAAGAAGATAGAAAATTTTAATTACGCTTGGTAAACCACTTCATATAAATTAAATGGCTGAGATACTTTCTTTACGAGAAATCTTCCGAAAGGAAGGTATGCAATTTGTCAAAAAATTGTTAGATGAATTTGTTGTAATTAGTGAAAAACTAAATGCAACTAGATTTTGTTTTGAACGAACTGAAGACGGTATTAACTTTTACAAAAAAGACGGAAAAATAACAGCCATAGATAGAACTATGGCTGCTTTATATGAACATCCAATTAAGTATATTGAATCTCAACCAAAAGATATTATTGAGAAGCTTCCTATTGGATTTCGTTATGGATTTCGTTACTTTCATACCGAAAAACCTGCTAATATAGCATATGACGAGATTCCATTAAATGGACTTGTTTTAACTGATATTCGAACTCCAAAAGGCAAAATTGTAGATGATGTTTCTATTCTTAATGCAATATCTGACTTATTAAGAGTTGAAAAACCACCAATTATTTGGTATGGCAGATTAGATGATGCTCAAAAGACACGAATAATGGAGTATTTAAGAACTCCAGAAGATCAACTTCAGAATCGTTTCAAAACCACATCTTTTACTAAATACATCATTTCTATTCTCAATCCAGAGATTAAAAAGACTGCTTTAAAATCAGATATTGAAAAACCAATAGATTCTATTATCTTCAAATTTGTAATGGATGGAGATAACGATATAGTTCATGCAAAAGTAATAGATCCGGTTATCACACAAATTAATAGAACTAATGATGTTGATAGAGAACCTCAAGATCTATACGGTATCATATTATCGGATGTTGCAGAATATATCAAAGTAACCGGTCTTCAGAAATATGGTTTATCTAAAGGATCTTTTGATGAAAGATATTTAGAACTAATTTGTCAGATTTACAATTCATATATGAAGAAGAATTCTTACAAATATGATGGTATAGAAATCGATCCTTTATCATTTGCATCGGTTCCGCAATTCGATTTGAATACTGGATTCATAACTGACATAAAAACTCGAGATCTAATTAAAGAATCAACAATAAACAAACACATCTTCAAAATAATGATGAGTTCTTTTTCAAAACCGAAAAAGAAACCTAGTGGTACTATGACTCAATTATTAGTTGATGATGTTATTGACCTAACTAAAAAAATTAAAGAGAAAGTTGAAGCTACTCCTGAAGTTAAGGAGTCTTCATTTCCAACTTTTGAAGAGTTTTTTGTAAAGAAGACACAATCTTCGTGGAAGATTCAAGATTGATATATACAAAAAAATAAACAAAACTAATGAACACTAGACAAATTTTTGAAGCTAGAACTCAAGTTAAAAGAAAATACGGTGAGCACGCTTCTATTAGAGTAAATGAAAAAACTCCAGTAAGAAATAAGGTTATTGAATTCGTAGGAAAACGATTTGTAACTGAAACCGAAATGAAATCCTATTTAACTCAATTGAGTGAATCAAGAGGTAAAGAGCTTAATCAAAAACAGTGGTTTGCGCGTAATCAAAAATTCTTTGAATCTTTTGAGAACCGAGGACAAAAAGTTTGGACTTTATCTAAATATGGTAAAAGAGTTCATGAGATGATAACTAAAAGCGCTCAAAAGCAAATGGTTAGTGAATCTATCGGACTTTTCAAATCTCAAATTTTTGAATCTGCTATTAATGAAGGAGTTTCCATCAATAATCTTGGAGATTATAGTTTCCCGGAAAATGGTAATTTTTCTATAGAAACTCCAGAAGAACAAGAAGCTATTATGAAATTCCTCAATGTTAGATCTATGGATGAGCTTTATAATTTCGGCGGTGAAGTTGAAAATGATTCTGAAAGAGGTGGAGATGAAGCAGATGGATTGAATCTTTATGACGATTATAATGAAGGACCTGATGGAGAATTTAATCAATTCGCATTTTTTGAATTGAGAAGAAGAATGTTAGGAGGAAAAAGACCTGATGCATTACCAGATATATTAGACACTAACGGAATGGGTCATATCATCGAAGGAGCAATCAAAGGAGTTTGCTACTGGGGTAACGATTACGGATATGAATATATTTACGTTAACAAGAAGACAGTAATGGAGCTACTTAAAGAATTTAATGCAAATAATTAATGATAAACCTAATCTCATATGAACAATTTATTCTAAACGAAGCTTTAGATACATCTAAGATCTCAGAGATTAAAAAGTTAGTCTCTGAGAAACTTAGAACTGAAGTAGAATATACGGAATCTTCCGGAGTATTCACATGTAATGGTCTTTCATTATGTGATTTTTCTATACTAGAAGATATACTTAAAGACGCAGGTTTTGAAGCTAAAAATATCAAATTGAACGGAACTCTTATTTCCGGTTCTACTGAATTTGAAATAAAAGAGAAAAAATGAAAAATTTAATATCATACGAAGACTTCCTAAATGAATCATATGCATATGACACTAAAAGAGGATGTAAGCATATCAAATTTATTTTGAGTGATCCTCTAATGTACAAAACACCTTTTTACATTTCCTTCAAAAAAGGAACGACTGAAAAAGAAGTTGAAAATCTTATTAAAGAAATCGAAAAGGAAAATAAGTCAATTTCTAAAATGAAAAGAACTTATGGACCTGGACCTTTTGGTCAATTAAGTCTCCAAATCGAAAAACCTAATTATGCAGGACTTACTTGGATATTTAAGGCCCTTGATGAATTTTACGGAAACAACGGAGATTCAATGGGTTGGTTCGGTGGTATCGGTGAATCAATTACCGAATCAGAACTTAACGAAATGAAATTTACTTCTGCTGGAGTTAAAGAATTACTAAGTGCAATCTATTACAATTGGAATAAATTGAAAAAGGAGATGAAAGAACAAATGTACTTTAACGACTTTAAGCAAATCCTTGATTATATGAAAGATGCTGATCAGGAAGAACAAAAAGAATTAGAAGACTTTGTAAAATCTCAAGGTATTGAAATTTTAGCATTAGACAAATAAGTAACAAAATGAAGAATCTTAAAACTTACGATCAATTCATAAATGAATCCAGTCTTCCTTTAGAGATTGAAAAGATCATGAAAACCACTAAAATGGAGTGGAAAGAAGATGAGGAAATGACTGATGAATTAATGGATGAGCGAGGAGGAGATACCTCAGATGCGTATGTTTATGTTGCAGTTAACAAATCTAGAGATCGTGAATATGTATTCAAAACTTGGTTAAATGATAGAATGTATAACATCCAATTAGAAGAGGATGAAACTGTTATCTTTACCGGGCAATACAACAGAAATGATAAAAAATACTATGATCGAGACTGTGAAAACATTCTTGGTTTTTCCTTTTAGATAAATATAAAAACACATAAAATAGATGAAAAATATCAAAACTTTTGAACAATTTATCAATGAAACTACTCTTAATGCATCTTACAACAATGCTTTAAGATCTGCTGGCGAATTGGAAAAGAAATTAGGAATTATGCTCCAAACTCAATGGAATTCTATTGACGGAGGAACATCTCACTTAGAAAGAGAAGAACAAGATGCAGTTAAAAAACATGGTCAATTTGCAGTATTCACAATTGAATCTCTTCCTAAAGGAACCGCATTTTCAAAGTCTATAAATGATTTGAAAGAAAATCTTTTCTTGTTAATATGGGAAGATGGAACCTACCAATTTAGAAAGGGTATGCAACCTATTGCAACTCCTCTACATTCTAGCGCTGAAAGATCTAAAATCAAATCAGGAGCTTACATTCCAAGACCATTAAAAGAACTTGATTTACAATGCTTAAATCATTGCTTGTCTATGGCAGTTAATGAATCTGTTAACGAAGGTAAATCTTATAAAGGAAGAGAAGTTCTTCCTAATTGGATTGATCCTAATAGAGATTTTGGTAAGCCAGTGAAGAATAGAAGAGAACTTAAGTCTGGTGCTGAATATATCCTTTGGGAACCTGGAATGGACACTTGGCAAGCTGAATACATCTACCAAGGTCAAACCGGAGGTAAACATATATTCAATTCATCAACTCAATTCGGAGATGGAGAACCAATGGAATTTACTGATGCTGAGATAGATGAATACATCAAATCTGGTGACATAATTAAACAAAACTAATATGCCATCAACCACTCCGGCTCAACAAAGACTTATGGGTCAGGCTTATGCAGTTAAGACTGGTAAATTAAAACCAACCGATTTAGATCCTGAATATAGAGATCAAATTGTTAAATTAGCTGACTCTATGACCGCTAAAGATCTAAAAGACTTTGCTGAGACTAAACATTCAGAAATGGAAGAAGAGGAAGAAGAAACTATATACGAAATGAAAAATATACCGACATTCGAAAATTTCATTAACGAATCAATAGTTAATGAAGCTAAAGCTATTAAATGGAAGCCTTCTCAAAATCCAAATGCTGAAGGATGGACTGGAAAATCTTTTCCTCATGGATCTAAAGGAGATAGGCTGCTATCTCGTGCAGAATTCATTAAAAAATGGTCTACTAGAATAGAAAGTTGGATTGGAGTTAAGCCGAATTTAGATGCGGTTGAAGAATTCTTTCCTAATCACTCTATAGATTTTAATTTTGCAGGTTCAGATGGACAAACATATCGAATCTATTCACCAGGTGAAGGTCCTAGATCTAAAGAATATCACATACAAAAATTAAAGAAATAAGATGAAAAACAGATCAATTGGTTTATTCAAGAATCAAATTTTTGAATCAGTTAGATTAAACGAAGGAGTTGATCAGGAAGTAAAAAGAAGTTGTATAGAACGTCTATCTCAATTTTTTAGAGTTCCTGCAAATAACCTATCAAAGTTTAAGTTCGATGGAACAGATAATATCAAAGAGCTAACTAAGGCTCTAAATTCTACTTCGGATGCAGGTACAAAAGCCTATTATGAAGTTGCCATTAAGGTTGGTAAACAAGATGCTGGTATTTATGAATCGGAAGAAGTAAACGAAAAGGCAATGGATACTAAGTATTGGGCAGATTATAATGATGATA